GGAAGGCCTTCGAGATCGTCAACAACGATGACCCAGCAAGTGCGTTCCTCCAGGTGTCAAACAGCCTTGCAGACCAGAAGGCTGTCATCACGCACGTCGAGGCACACGCAGACTTTTTCGCCAACAACGAGTGGTTCCAGTTGTTCAATGATGGCGAGGTAGATGCGTCGGGAATGCTCGCACACCACGCCAGCGTGATAGACGAGCACATGAGTGATCCAGATCGTGATGCAGCCGAGGTTGAGCGGTTTATTGATAACGTCAGCTGCATCGCAGACACTATCGACCAGCATCAGGTTTTCGACCCGTCTGGAGTTCACACGGAGACCAGTGATAATACCGAAACAACAGAGATCGACGATGTAATCGAGTGACCAAGTCGAAAGTCACGTGTTCGACACCGAATGGCGTGAGGAGATCGATCTCGGCCAAGACGGGCAGGAAAGCTACCGGGACGTCCTTGAGTTCTTGCTCGAACACGGCAAAGTGTACGACTCGGAGGAAGATCGGGCCGTTGAGATGGAGGATTGGCAGCAGGATATCCTCGAAATACTCCGGACTGAGGCATACTACTTTGCGCCCCAGAAAATGACAAAAATACAAAATGAGGGGTGGGCCAGTTTCTGGGAATCAATCATGATGGCTCGAGAAAATGTTGCCGGTGCAGATGAGTTTGTCACGTACGCAGACCACATGTCTAAAGTTCTTGGTGGTGGGGGAGCCGGGTTCAACCCATATTCGCTGGGGATGCAGCTCTGGGAATATGCAGAGAACTGTGCAAACCGACGGGAAGTGATCGACAAGCTTCTTCGAGTAGACGGTGTGTCGTGGAACAACTTCCACAATCGTGTTGATACCGATCACGTCGTCGAGTGCCTGGATCCTGACCCAGTTGTTGATAACATCAGCATGGATCGGATTCCAGCCCTGCTCGAAGCCTGTCCTGACGATCGCCTCGATGAGGACAACATTCGTCGGGCACAAAACGGGGAGATTAACCTTGACGAAAATCCCTGGAAGGCACTTAGCTACACGGGACTCGCAGAGCGTCACTATTCACTGACACGTCGGCAGAATCGGGGCGTACTCAATCGCGTCTCCCGTGACCTTCTTGAAGAAGAATCCCGGTACATCCTGGATACTGAACGCTACGACACTGTTGCAGAGGCACTTGACGATGTCGACTATACGGTTGGGTGGGATCGGATGCAGGAGATCCGTGCAAGTCACAATGATGCAACATTCATCGATGAATTCCTGACTGAGGAGTTCGTCACCGAGCACAACTACTTCGCATACGAGTATTCGCACACGAACGAGAGTTATCACGTAAGCTCAACTGATGTAGCGGACATCAAGCGCAAGCTACTGCTGGAGCTGACGAACTTTGGGAAGCCAACAATCGTGGCCTGTGACGATAACTTCCGGAATCGTGGCGAGCTCCTGCTTGTCCACGAGTACAATGGAGTAATGTTGGATATGGACGAAGCCGAGGAGACTCTCAAGCGTCTGTTTGAGCTGTACGGTCGTCCAGTCAACTTACTGACAGTTGGCAAAAACTTCGAGTCCGAGACCGACGACGAAGTACAGGCTGGCCGATCAGGATATATCGTTGCTCAGGCTGACTTCCGGCCCGACAATGAGCCGACGATAGACGAAATTCCCCGGATCATGATGTATGATGGAGACAAGATCACATACGAGGAACCGAGCGGTGAGCTACGGGATCTTGTTATGGACACAATGATCAACTACGATACACGTCCAGAAGAGTGGTTCGACGACTAATACGCTTTTAATGCGTGTTGCGACTACAGACGCAATGAACAGCGGGCCCTCTTGCCCGCATACACACCACTCTCTCTACTATGTCAAGCCTTGGGTCAGTCAGTTATGCCGGTGTCGGGACAGCGGAGCTTGCGTCAGACCAAGATGATGACGATTTCTTCTATATTCACGGCGTTGCTATTGGCGAAGGCGACGTCACGTACGGGAAGAGTGAGGTCCGCAAATACTGGCCAGCAGACACACTCCGTGAGGCTGCCGAGTCTCTCGAAGGTCAACCCCTCGTTCGAGACCACATCAACAGTACGATCGGCAAGATTGGCGAAGTGGTTACATCCACATACGTAAGCGGTGTTGGTGTTGTCTACGAGGCCAAGATTGCATCCCACTACGAGGAACTGGTCGAAGACATCAAAGCAGGCATCATGGAGGTTTCTGTTCGGGCGTATCACCGAGAGGTCGACAAACTCGAGGAAGACCCCGAAACAGGTGCTGTTGTTATCGATGTTGCTGTATTCGACAATCTGAGTGTTGTCGACGATGGTGCATCAAAATCGAATGGTGTACAGCCTGGAACACTTGATTCTTCTGAAACCTTTGGAGACAGTGTTGCCTCCGCATCCTCGGCTGCTGTCATCGATGCTGATTCTGGACAACTGTCAGTGGCCACACTAGAGCGGAGCGTCAATATCGAAGACGGCCTGCCAGACGACGCCGTCGACGCACTTGATTCCGGCCAGACAATCAATACCAGTGAGTCACCAGTTGAGTACGAGGAACTCCGTGGTGACGCACGTGATGTTGTCGAAAGCGAGCTTTCAGGATACAACGACGGGCACGCCGAGGAGATTACAACAGATCGGGTATCCGAAGAGCACGCCTACGTTACTATCGAACACCAGGTTACTGGTGGCGGACAAATCACTGTCGCTGAGGCGTATTCTGAAGTCCCCTACTGGGTCTGCATTCACAAGGATGGCTACGAGTACACACACGGAATCTCCAGTCTATCAGAACACATCGCGTGTGACGGACCATTCGAAGCTGGAGTCGAGAAAGAAGATCTGACACTCGACCTCGAGAACAAACTTGATGAGTCGGAAGAAGTCTACGCGACAATTCATATCGCGACCGCTGATGGAGCAATGGGTCCCCACCTTCTCAGTAAGCGAGGCTGCATTCAGGACACAGCGGTGGCTGTCGTCGAGGAGATGGAGGTCCGTGTTTCGGACACACTTTCGATGGATGTCAACGATACGCCAACTCAAGGAGAGCCAACTGGTACTGTCGTTGACGACGAGCTATCTGCTCCTGACGGCATCTACACGGCTGACGGAACGTGGTTCGCAATTAGTCCCGACGAGCACGAAGACGACAGTACGGCATGGGCAGATGATGCCAAATACCCCCTGACATCCTGTACAGGAGAGAACTCAGTCAAAGCTGCGTGGGATCTCCGCAATCACGGTGACTACTCGATCGACCAGGAGACACTCGAGCGCCGTATTCGAGACGCAGCTGATGCAATGGACTGCGATCAGTCGATCGTTGGATTGGACGAGGAGAGTGAGAACGAGCGCCCGTCTGCGTCAATGGACGAACTCGATGACGTCTACAGTGACTGGGATGACGCCGTGAACATGACGGCATCTGAACTCGAGCAGTGGGCTGAAAATCCCTGTGCCAATGAGGCTTCAGTCGACCCAGACGCTGTCATTGAGAGGAATATGCGCCTGCTCGAAACGAATAAATCTGACTGGGACACCGACGATATTGCTGACGCAAAGCGGACGATCTCGTTTATTTCTCGAATGAGTGACGAGGAGAACGAGCCTGACGAGCCCCGAGATGGCCCACACGGCTGCCCGAGTAAGTGGGCAATTTCGCTGCTTAACTGGGCATACAACCCATTTGACTCGCTCCCAGAGAAACCCGATTCTGACGAGCTATCGTCGAGCGAGTACGATGACGACACCACGTGGGAGATGCACGAGCCCCAGTGGGAGAAGACAACCACAGACGGTGAGCTCGATGATCTCGTGCTCAGTGATTGGGGCTTCGACCAGGACCGTAGCTGGGATGACTTGAACGAGACAGAGCAGGAAATCATCTCAGAGCACTTTATGTTTTCAGCGAGTGGGTTCCCGCCAGACTCATTCGATGACCTCGCCTGTCCTGTCGTCACTGCGGACGGAGAGCTCCACCGTAGTGCACTCGAGGATGAGTACGAGATGCTTGTCAGTGATGACCACCCATACGGAGAGGACGTTGCAGACGACGCCCGGAGTTGGCTTGTTGAAACTGCATCGTCAGCATTTGACATAGATCTCGACGCCGAAATGTCGAGCGTATCGGGCAATGGTGATGGCGCACTAGTCGCGTCGCTTACAGCACGTAGCGACCACACTGCATCGACTGCAACAACCACAACTACTACAGATATGATCGAATACGAGACCACTGACGAGACGGAACTCGAATCGGCTACTGCTGACGAACCGGTCATCGTCGACCGTGCAGAACTCGAGGAGTTGTCCGAGCGTGCCGAACGCGCGGATGACGTTGAGGAAGAGATCGAGGAGCTCTCGGCCAAGCTGGACGAGCGCGACGAGGCGACTGAGATCGTCGAGGAACTGAGTGACGAGGACGTCGAACTGCTCCAGGAATCTGAGACCACGGTTGTCGAGGCCGAGAAGGCGCAGATGATCGACGACGTGACTGGCATTTACGCCGAGGAACTTGCACAGTACTCGGCGTTCGATGCCGAGGAGCTTGCCGATCGCTTCAGCCCGCTGGAACTCCGCGACCGCGTTGAGGAGCACGACGAGGCCTCGCTGTCCTCGGAGATCGAGGACATCGAGCCCGAGCCCGAAGCTGGTAACACAGAGAACGAGGGCCCTGAGGGTGGCGACGATGAGGTTGCCGAGCTTCGGAACAAGCTTGCTGCCGACCTCGAGAACTCCGGCTGGCACAGCCAGGCCGAGAAGCTTCGTAATGGAGATCTCGATCCGGTCGAGCTGTCCGAATAAATAGCGCGCCTGTACTGCTTACTTAAACCGACACATCCCGACTACGAGATAACACGAGAGACACCTGAATTATGACGAGAGGAACCCCCTACGGTGAGGACATTCTCAGTGACCGTGGCCCGATGCCCAAGAATGCCGGCGATCGGCTGGCAAAGAGTGGCAGATCCATTACGCTAGAGCCTGACGCACAGGTGAACGCTGGTGAGTGGGTCAGCTTCAACGGTGACGGTACTGTGACTCCGCTTGGACAGGACGAGACTTCTATTAACGACGGTGACGTTGACGGCCTCGCTAAGCACGACTTCGATCCGAATGCTGGCGATAGCGACCCCGAACGGCCGGACAATGGCGTTACCATCCACACGTGCGGTGTCGTCCGCGCAAACATCGATCCCACTGTGTCTGAAGTTGACAAGATCGATGATGTCGAGAGCGACGTCCTCGTTTACTTCACGTAGTACCGACTGACAGATAACTGACGTTTCAATTGCGACCCCCCATTCCCGCTGATACGACACCATCCAGACTTATGAGTACGACTAATTCGAATCAGACTGCAGAGCTGTCCCTCGACTACGACGACATTGAGGGGCCGGTGACGCTTCCCGTTCTTCGGGATCGCGTCGAAGAGATTGTCCAGGAGAACCTGGTCTACCGCGATGTTTTTCGCCAGTACGATGCGACGAACATTGCGTCCAACGTTGTCCAGATCCCCGTTCCGAAGGACGACGGTGCCCACCCCAAGATTGTCGACGAAGGAGCCGAGTTCCCGCGCTCGCACGAGGAGTATGACCTACAGGAGCTGACGTTCGACAAGTTCGGTTTCGAGGTCCCCCTGACGATGGAGGCCGTCAACGACTCTCGGATCGACCTTACACAGGACCAGATCGACAGGCAGGCCCGCCAGATGGCCGAGGACATCAACGCCCGTGCCTTCTCCCACATTGACGACGCTCTCCGTGCCAATGGCCGGACTGAGGGTGGCAACAATGGGACGATGACCTACGACGACCTTCTCCAGGGCCGAGAAAACCTTCTGCAATCGTCCTACAACCCCGACATGCTTATCGGAGATGTCAGTGCCATTCACGACCTGAAGCGCTCTGACAACTTCCTCGAACACGGCTCCGACGAGCAGGCCGACATGCGACGTAACGGTCCCGTTGGGCGCGTTCTCGGCATGACCGTCATGGAAGACAACTCCGGTCTTCCGCTCGGTGGCACTAGCAACCCGGGCGCACTGATGGTCGACACGGACGTCTTCGGCTACGAAGGCGAGCGCGACCCCGTCACGACCGAGGAGTACAATCGCTAGTTGTCCGCTCTGTCTCAAGAGACCGATTGCTGACACATAGTAGTCAGCATGAAGCGACTGAATCGATCG